ATAGGCAGTAGCGGTGACTGTGCTAAGATAGGCAGTAGCGGTGACTATGCTAAGATAGGCAGTAGCGGTGACTCTGCTCAGATAGGCAGTAGCGGTGACTCTGCTAAGATAGGCAGTAGCGGTGACTCTGCTAAGATTGATAGCACTGGAGATGATTCAGTTATCTGCTGTGCCGGAGATAATTCAGCCGTCAAAGCGAAGAAAGGATCTTGGATTACCCTTTCGGAATGGAAGTATTGCAATGAAAAGCAACATTATGTTCCCAAATGTGTCAAGACGGAATATGTTGATGGTGAGCGTATCAAGGCTGACACATGGTACAAACTTGTAGACGGAGAATTTAAGGAGGTTTGAGCTATGGAACAGCATTGGTATGAAAACGACTGGTTCCTCTGTATCCTTGCAGGCATCAGCCTCATAGGGATGGTAATTGGCAACTACTACATGCACGGAGGGCATATACAATGGTAAAGGATGTTAAAGGTGATACATGGCTCTCACCCAAGGAGGCAGCAGACATGCTTGGTCTTTCAGTCAGCAGGATCTATCACATCAAGAATCGGCTGACCCACAGAAAAGGCAACTCCAGTAGTTCGAGGGTGTTTTTCTTGGCATCAACACTATTCGACGACTATATGAATATGTGACAATAGATTTGTTTTAGTAAGTAATATTTAAATTTTTAAGGTTTTTAGTTATTGGTAATTAAACTCCCAAGTGTGGGTAGTTCGCTGAAAAAATTATTGATGTTCTTTTTTTAACCTGCCTCATGGGAATGCCGCAGGTTTTCAGGACTCTTAGCTCAGTCGGTCAGAGCAGGACACTCATAATGTCAAGGTCGCAGGTTCGAGCCCTGCAGAGTCCACAATCAGCAAGAACCCGAATCGCCGTTAGGGATGAACGAGGACGGAGTGGCGAACGTCCAACGCACTACTGTTTATAATAGCTCTTTGACAATTTGGAACATGACGAACATAGTAAAGGCTATGTATGGAGAACCCACACCCCCACAAACCGCAATAGTGCGTAAGGTGGATAGCAGGGTGTCAGGCTCCTACATTCGTATATAGGTAAAACGCTAGCACGTAGCCCAAGCCGTGCGGTAGAGTTGAGGGCATATATATAAAAATAGGTATTATGATATTACTCCCGACCCGAAGGCGGTTAGAGCGTCGCCGTGATGCGCTCTATCAGCATCTTCTATCCATCTTACAGCATGCGTCTATCCACCAAGTGGAGAATATCATGCGACAGATTCACGGCATCAACAAGAGACTTAAAACTTATTTCGTAAGAGACCATGATCCAGAAGACCCCTTTGAAAAGAAAGACCTTTCTCAGCTCCCGTCCGAAGAGTACTGGCAGGGAGAAGAGCCGTTTTGAGATATCAGAGATTAAGACTCCAACACGGAAAGCGTCACGTTCGACACTTATGCGAAAGGCTGATGATGCATTCTCGTTGTTCATCCGGACCCGTGACAGCCAAGCCTACGAAGGTAAAGCATTCAAATGTATCAGTTGTGGTAGAGTGTTGTCTATCGACCAGTGCGATAACGGTCACTATGTAAACCGTTCCCACATGAGCCTGCGTTTCTCTGAATTGAACTGCAATGCCCAGTGCCGACATTGTAATCGTTTTCTGGAAGGGAATATACAGGATTACAGAAACGGACTCATCAAAAAAATAGGCGAGCAAAAAGTATTGTTGTTGGAGGCGCAGAAGAATATAACCAATAAGATTTCCAACTTCGAACTGGAGATACTTACTAAGCATTATAAATCAGAAACAAAGAAATTCACTTATCAAATCAAATAAAAATATGAAATTTCCAAACTTACTCAATCATGTGTGGCGGAAGCCTGAAAAAGAGCCGGAAGCCACCAACTCAACACTCGCTGATTTATGCAATCTCCATGTGTTGCGTTCTGAGAACTACCCTTGTGAGAAGTGTACCATTGGTAACGATTATTGTAAGAAACTTCACTTCTCTAATTGTACTATCTGTGTTACTCCTAAGGATAAGATTAATCTCTTTTCGGTATCTAAAAGAAAATCTATTAGAAAATCAAATAAGTTATGAATATTAAGATTATAAGACTTGAACTCAACAACTTCAAGTGTTTCCGTCACAAGGAGTTTTCTTTCGATCAAAACATTACCGTCATCCGTGGGCGTAATGGAGTAGGGAAGACCACTATTGCTGACGCTATCCTCTGGTGTCTCTTTGGAAAGAACTCTACAGGTCAGACGAATTTTTCTATTAAGACACACGATGAAAAGGGTAATGATATTCCGCATCTAGACCACTCTGTTGAATTGGTATTGGAAACATCAGACCCCGACGATGCTACATTCGAGATCACTTTGAAGCGTACCCTCAAAGAGACATGGATTAAGAAACGTGGAGCCAGCGAAGAAACACTCAAAGGTCACACCACCGAATATTTCGTTAATGGTAATTCTTACACCGCCAAGGACTACGAGAAGTATATCTCCGAATTGGTGAACGAAGATATTTTTCGTGCCATCACTAACCCCGCATATTTCCCGTCTCTGAAATGGCAGACGCAGCGTGAATTCCTTGCAAAGATGGTTGGAGAGATTACCGAAGATGACTTTACTAAATATGGTGACGACAGCGAAATGTACCAGTTCCGCCAGATGTTGGCCCAATCCAATGAGGATGTTATCGCATACCGTAAACACCTCTCCTACCAGATCAAGCAGGTAAAGGATAAGTTGGATAAAATACCTGTACGACTGGAGGAACAAAACAAAGCCCTACCCGAAAAACTTGATTGGGATGCCTTGAAGATGGATATGGATAAGGCTAAGCAGGAACTTGCGGAGGTGGATAAGAATATCCTTGCCATTCGCTCAGGTAATGCAGACGAGGTTAAGCGAGCCGATATCCGTAAGCAGCTACAAGAGCACAGCCGCAGCCTCTCCGCCATTGAGAGCCGTACCCGTGAATTGATAGCTGCCAAGGAGAATCAGAAGAACCAGGCAGTTGCAGAAGCCAGCCGTAAGTTCAACTCTCTGGTCACCAGCCAGAGAGACCTAGAGCAAGCAATCACCTCTTTCGAATCGTGCAAGAAACGCTGTCTGGAAACGCTTTACCAGTGTGAGCGTGAAGCACAGCAGATTCGTGATGAGTGGGCGCAAAATCTTAGCCGTACCCTGAATTTCACAGATTCTGAATGTTTTTGTCCTACGTGCGGTCAGTACTTGCCGGAAGAGCTGGTAGCAGAAAAGCGGAAGAAAGCGGAAGAAAATCTTAATACAGACAAGGCTCGCATCAAGTCAGAACTCACTCAGAGAGCCGAAAGGGTTAAGGCAACTCGTTCCGAAGCCGAGAAGATGATTGCCGGATACGACCAGAAGAAAACAGAGGCAGAGAATGGTCTTGCCGATATCAAGGAGCAGATCAACCAAGTATTCTCAGAGAAAGCCAAGTTGGAGAAAGAGCAGGTACCAACGTACACCGAACTCCTTGCCCAAGATGAAGAGTACCAGCGGTTACTTGCTTACGGCAAGACGCTTAACGACGCAATGGATGCCACCTATACAGGCGACGATGAAGTTATTAAGCAGCAGTTGGAAGATCTCTCACAGCAAAAACAAACCATTTCGGAAGAGGTTTTATCTATCAGCTCTCATCTATCAACCAAATCGCAGTATGACTACATCCAAGACCTTATCCAAGGTATCAACAACGAGCAGAAAGAACTTATCGCACAACTCTCTGAATTGGAGAAGAAGGAAGATATTGCCAGTCGGTACCAGGACCGGCAGAACGATATTCTGGAGCAGCGCATCAATCAGCACTTCTCACTAGTAAGATGGAAGATGTTTCGCATCGTCAACAATGGGGGCGACTCTTTCAAAGAGCCTTATTGCGAGTGCTATTCTCCCGACGGTTCAGCCTATCATGATGGTGCCAATAAGGCAATGCGCTTGAATATGGGACTTGATATCATCAATACTCTCTGCAGACATTATGCTATTACTGCTCCCATTGTAATCGACAACTCAGAGAGCAGTCTCAACATTATTCCGACTGCATCCCAACAGATACGGTTAGAGGTATTTGACTCAGATTTACAAACAATTTAATAAATTTATTATGGCAGAAAATCAAACATCAACGGCTTTAGTAAAGCCAACCAAGAAGCAGGAAGTCATCCTTGCTTTCAACAAAGTAGTCAATGGTGGCTACATTCAGAATCAGCTCACAAGTATCATGGGTAAGAACGCAGGCTCCTTTGCATCGTCCATGATTGAACTCTTCTCACAGGACTCCGACCTGCAGGAATGCGACCCAAAGGCAGTAGTAATGGAGGCAATGAAGGCAGCAGCCCTTCATCTGCCACTTTCTAAACCTCTCGGACGTGCCTATGTACTCACATTTAAGAATAAGGGTGTGGCAACCCCAACTTTCGTTATCGGATGGCGCGGACTTGTCGACCTGGCTGTCCGCACGGGTCAGTACGAAATCATCAACGCTATCTGTGTCTATAAGGGAGAAATGACAGGACAGGACAAACTCTCCGGCTTCGTCTCTCTTGAAGGCACGAAGGAGTCTAACGAGGTGCTTGGCTATCTCGGCTATTTCAAACTCACTACCGGCTTCCGCAAAATGGTCTTTATGACTGTCGAGCAGATGGCACATTACGGCAAACTCTACGCTCCCACCTTAAAGTTCAGCAAGATTACCGAACCCGAACTTATCAAGAAAGCACAAGAGCAGTCTGAGCACGGTCCGCAGGCTGGTGCCATCGGATGGTTTGGTGATTTTAACGCTATGGCTCTGAAAACCGTAGTCCGCAAGGTACTCTCTTGGGGTCCTATGTCTATCGAATTGCAGAACGCTATCGCTAACGACGAGGACATTCAGGATGCAGAGGTGTTACGTGACGAGGATAATTCCGCACCAAAGCCTGTAATTAATGCAGATCAGGTGATGCAGGAGGCAGAAGCCGAAGAGGTAGAAAGACAACAACAGGAGTCAGAACCAGCACCAATTTAATATTCTCGTGTGTCCGAGGGAGGTGTGGCTTACGAGAAGCCCACCTATTGCAGTAGGTGTTGCAGACACCTCCCCGTTTATTTAAACTATAAAATAGCAATATTATGGCAAAAGAAAATTCTCAAAGCGGAGGTATCAGTTTTCTTGGACTGCTCTGCATCGTATTCATCGTATTAAAACTCACTAAAGTCATTTCTTGGTCGTGGTGGGCTGTACTTTCTCCGATTTGGGCACCCATCATAATCGGTATCGTGGTTGTCGTGCTCCTTCTTCTATGGAAGGCAATAACGTTTAGAAATCTATGAAACTAATTGTTATCGGCTCCAACTCAGCAGGCAACAGCTACGCTTTGGATGCAGGGGGAGATATCCTCCTGCTCGAAGCGGGCTGCAAGATGGCAGATGTAAAACGTGCCATAAATTTTAGACTGCAAGACGTGGTAGGCTGTCTAGTGAGTCACGTCCATGGCGATCATGCCAAGTACGCTACCGAGTATGCAAAGTTTGGAGTCAAGGTCTATTGTAATCAAGATGTTAATGATAAGAAACAGTTCCCTTATGGATCCTGCAAGGAGATTCATCCGGGCAAGACAATCTCTGTCGGCTCATTTCGTGTGGCACATATCGAACTATATCATGACGTTCCTAATAATGGCTATATGGTGCAGCATAAGGATATGGGTACACTCCTTTTCATTACGGATACATACAAAATGGGTGCCTTCATCAAAGGTATAGACCACTGGCTTATTGAGGCTAACTACGATGATAGGATACTCAAAGCAAACATCGAGGACGGAAGGATAGACAGAGCGCAGGCTAATCGCCTCATGCTGTCCCACCTATCTCTTGACAACACCATCCAATACCTGAAGATGTGTGAGGCAGAGAACTCTAAGACCATCACCCTCTGTCACCTGTCAGAACGAAACTCCAATCCACAGATGTTTGCAGAACGTGTGGCTGGTGAATTTGGTGTGCCAACCAAAGTGGCTGCAAAAGGTGTTGTTATTGGGCTTAATAAGAATGTAATATGACAGCAAAGAATTTTTCTACCTCGTTTATGAAATACGCATAGCGCAAAGAAACTACTTTGCCGCATGTAAACGAAAAGCGTCATTTGAAGAGTGTGTGACAACCTCAAAAGAATCAGTTGTGACATTGAAGTCAGATTGATGCAGAGATAGACAGAGTGAATAAACTCACCTCAGAATCCAAACTTAATTTCAGATAGAACATGGAACAAGTATTGCACCTTTTTATCACAAACCACTGCCGTCACAACTGCGAGTTGTGCTGCAACAAGTTATACGACATTGAGAAAATTCCCGTCGTGACCGTCCAACTCTTGAAATCCGTACAGACCGTCTGCCTCACAGGTGGCGAACCCTTCGGTATCGATTGTGACCTGCTGGGGGCCTTCATCAATCGTCTTCGCCGACAGTTCCCCAACATCGAGAACCTTTACATCTACACCTCTGGCAAGGAAATTGGAGAGCGTCACCATTTTGCCGCCCAGCTTACCAACGCACGTATAGGAAAGAGAGTCAACGGCATCAATATTGCACCGAAGGACTTCGATGATTGGGATGGCTTCAAGAAACTGCTGACGGCATATCCCTCCATATTTGATGTTCCATCCTCTAACCGCCTCTACATCTTCAGAGAGCAGCTTCCAGTCTTCGACTCCATGAAGATTGACCTCTCTTCCCTGAACATCAACGTCATTGTCCGCCAATGGACGAAGACGTTCAACACTCCCGACAACGAACACTTTGCCCGACTCCCAATCCTCTTCTGATTATGGCACGCTACAAAGTTTCTGATCCAAGAGAGTATCTTTCCGCTCTGGATTTTATTAATCGGGCGAAAGAGCAGAATATTGAAATTGTTCTAGACAAATATTCTCCTAAACGCTCTGGCAGGCAAAACAGGTATTTGTATTTCTGTCTTGCCTGGTTTGCCCACTCTTACGGTTGCACGGAGATAGAGGCTAAAGAAATTTATCTGAAACAATTCGCTTGTCCTCAGATATTCGAGGTACACCATATTGATACCAACGGTCGTTCAGCGACTTATTACCGGTCAACGGCAGACCTTTCAAAGGAGGAGATGGCGATGGCAATCCGTAATTTCCGCACTTATGCATCCATCAACCTCATAGAAATCCCTGATGCGGACGATGCTCCATCTATCCGCTATTGTGAGCAGCAGATGCAGCGGACAAAGAATTATCGTTAAGCAATGACTTACAAGAAAAAACCAGTTATCACCCATTGTTGTGGAGATTGTGCAAACGTAACACCAGTACTGGCACCACGTCACTTGCTTAATATAAAAGGCGAGCCGATTCTTGGCACCTGTCCCTATTGGAAAGAGTCACGTTGCACGCTCCTAAGCTGGAAAAGTAACTGCAAACATTTTATAAAGAGATTATTATGACAGAAGAACAAATACTTAAAGCCTTTGAGGGTAGATGGCGAATTAAGCAACACGTCTTTTCGGCTGATGATCACGTTCAAGGAGAAATCAAGGCTCTTTGTCTCGACTTTTTCAAGACCGGCATCCTACTAGGTGAGAAAACAGAAACCGTGGTGTCTTTCAGTGATTTGGATTTATCTACCATCGTAGACGTTGATATGGAGGTTAACGACTTTAACTTTTTTTGGAATGCTTACGAGAAGAAAGTGGGTCGCCCTAAATGTGAAAAATTATGGGCTAAACTAACGCTAAAAGAGAAGAAAGCCTGTCTTGACTATATTCCTCTCTATAAGCAGGCTCAACCAGATAAACAATATCGGAAGAACCCCGAGACTTTCCTTCGCAACAAGTCTTGGAATGATGAATTAATCTACAGAAATGGAAACAACGAATCTACCACAGAACAGCAACGCATCAACAAACTTGCCGATATCCTCACTGACTAGTGCAGATAAGGTAGCGTCTGCTATTAGTAGTTTTGGCGAAGATTATAGAGACATGATATTCTGCAAATATCAGAAATCTACAGGTATCGAAAAGGCTATTACCGCCAAGGCACCTACCTTTCATGATGTATCCAACTTCTGGGGCGAAAAAGCAATACTCTTTTGGCTTCGGTTTCATATAGCAGAAACCTTTGCTTTCATTGGGATATATGATTCTTCTTCCAAATACCAGGTCCAACAAACGGCTGACTTGATCCTGTCGCATGAGATATATGGGCAACTCACATTATCGGAGTTTCTTTGCTTTCTTAACAGATTCAAGCAAGGCAGGTACGGAAAGATATACCAGTCAAACCGACCTAATCCGCAAGAGTTCCTGATGTGTCTTCAGCCTTTTTGGAATGAACTCTCTTACGAAAGGGGAAAGCAGGAGGAAAGGGAAAGAATCAAAAGACTTTCTGAGGATAGAAAATCATCACAGAATGTAACCTATGAGGAGTATTGCAAGATGAGAGGTAAACCAGAAGGAGAAAACCATTTAATGATTAAGAAAATTGAAGATGAATAAGAGATACGAAGAAATACGTGCGCAATTAGTGACAGAACTGGAGTTCAACCTCTCTATCCATTGCAAGTTGAATGCCAGGGCAAGAATCAGGAAGATTGCCGATCTTGACTATGAGGTGAAGGGAATCGACAGAGAAGAAACGATGCGGAAGTTTAACTATCATAAGGCTGAACTATGAAGAAGATAATGTTTAACGACAAGTACGGACTGACACAAGCCGTGCTGAATGGGCGCAAGACCATGACAAGGAGATTCGTACCGGATGGAACCCCTTTAGGCAGTTGGAAAGAAACTGTTAAAAGAGCGCATTACCAAATTGGTGAAGAGATAGCCATTGCTCAGAGATATAAGGATTTTCTTCTGTTCAATCATGCTGTTTATGAAAAGGGAAAGCAAATAACTGCAGGAATGACAAAAGGATGGACGAACAAGATGTTTGTCAGTGCCGAATATATGCCCCATCGCATCCGCATAACCGACATAAAGATTGAGCGGCTACAAGACATCAGCGAAGAGGATTGTCTCCGGGAAGGTATAGTAAGAACTAACAGTGTTGCTCCATACGGTTTCCCTGCCGGAAACGGGAAATGGAAAAATTATCGCACGCCACAAGATGCCTTCGCCTGTCTCATTGACAAGTTGAGCGGCAAAGGAACATGGGAAAGCAATCCATTTGTGTTTGTTTACGAATTTGAACTTGAAAAATAATGAACGATTTATTTCCTGGAGAAGGCTATATACAGCCAAAGAAACCCACAAGGTTCTGCCGTACTTGCAAGCATCGGCAGCCTTGGGAATGTGGAGCAAGAGTAATCCAGTATTGCGGTGTCAGGAAGAGCAACCGCACTTATAACGGATTATTAAAGATTAAAGTAACCAATCCAGCGTGTATGGCATATGAAGAAGGATTTAATTATTGGGAGAAGATCAAACAAGAAAATAAATAAAACTATGAAAAATGTTAGTATTGACATAATGATATTGGGGGGGCGAAATATTACGACACCCTCACATTCCTCTGGAACAAGAAGAAACCTCTGACAGAGAAATGGATTCATGACTTTGTGATAAGCAAGAGACCTACATTGAGGTACCAGCCGTTCACGGTGATGTTTAATTAAAAATGGAGTTTTATATTTTATAACAAATAAATAAACGATTATGAAAGCAATTGAAAATTTAATTGGTAAACAAGTGATTATTCGCTCATACGGAGCAGGTGTATTCTTTGGTACTCTTAACGAGGCTGAGAAATGTGAAGACAAATGGACGGTAGAGTTGCTCGATGTCCGCCGTCTGTGGAAATGGGAAGGAGCATGTTCCATTACCCAGTTGGCAGTTGATGGCACAAATAATCCCAGTGGTTGTTATTTCACTATTTCAGAGTCAAGTCTTGTGGTATCTTCGGTAATTGAGATACACGAATGTACGGATAAGGCTATCGAATCAATAAAAGCAGTTAAAGAATGGAAGAAATAAGAGAAAAAGAAGAAGTCCTCAACTTCTTACGAGTAGATGAATACCCATCTGGCTCTGGCTCTGGCTATGGCTCTGGCGATGGCTCTGGCGATGGCTCTGGCTATGGCTCTGGCTCTGGCTATGGCGATGGCGATGGCTCTGGCGATGGCTCTGGCGATGGCTCTGGCTATGGCGATGGCGATGACTCAAATATAGAATACTTTAATTCTCAGAGGGTCTACAGAATAGACGGCATTAACACTCTTATTGACTCTGTGCATGGTAATTACGCTAAAGGTAGAATACTTTGTGATGATTTAACAACCAGAGACTGTTATATTGCCAAATGCGGTAATTACTTCGCACATGGCGAAACTCTCAAACAGGCTATGTCTGACGCAAGAGAGAAATATGAGGAAAATGCCCCTATAGAAGAACGCATTGCCCGATTCAATGAGAAATACCCAGACAGGAATATCAAAGTCCCCGCATCGGAACTCTTTTCTTGGCACCACATACTTACAGGCTCATGCCTCATGGGACGTAAGCAATTCTGTGAGGAAAATGATCTTGATTACAAGGATGGAAGCTATACTGTTAATGAGTTTATCGCTCTCACGAGGAATGCGTTTGGTGGTGATGTAATCCGGCAATTAGAGACTACAAGCCCGTGAGGGTGTAATTTTTAAAAATTAAAATTAATAATCAGCCCACAGCGGTGGGCACATTGGGTGGATAGCTCAGTTGGTAGAGCAAGCTGGAGGTGGAGCTGAAACCACGTTAATCATTAGCTTTAATCCAATAATATAGCAAGGTCAGTGGTTCGAGTCCACTTCCACTCACTAATTAGTAACAATTAAAATAAAAGCGTATGAAAAGTATAAAAGAAAAAGCAGGAGAGTATGCAAAGGACTACTTGTTTAGCCCATTGCCGCAAAGAGCACCAAATGTTCATTTTTATTGTGTATTGGTATTCCACTAATAACACTTGGAATGCATACAAATAATTTTATCCTTGTAGGTATTGGAGGATTCCTTACAGGAGTTTATAATGCAATGATGCACAAAATATTAAAAAAGAAATAACTATGGCTACTAAGAAAAGTTATTGTATGCTTGACACAAAAGGTATGGACTACAACTTTGACGGATGTCCTTACCCAGACACTCTATGTACTAACTGTGTGAATAATATCCCAAACGGAAAAGAAATTAAATAACTATGGCAACAATTAAATCATACACAGACCTTTCTCAGAGTAAGACTTTGAGTAATATACTTCCGCTTGAAAGTGCGGATATGAAATGGTTCTTTTGGAAGAAGGGAATAGATGCTCCTAAAACACCTACATTTGGGTATAGTAAGACAGCTGCCGAAAGTTATAAAGATACAGCATTTTATCTGCCTTGCTGGAGTCTTGCAGCCTTGCTTAGTATATTGCATGATTACACTCTGCAAACTAACACAGACGGAAAAGTATTTGTGGTTTGTAAAAGCAAGAAAACTATGGTTTCAGACGCTTATAACAACCCTGTTGATGCTTGTGTGGCTATGATAGAAAATTTACATAAATTAAATTTGTTATGATTATGGACAAAACATTTGAAGTTATAGATACTTCTCCTAAAAACAAAACTCCGTTGATTTATAGTCATTTTGACTACACAAAGAGAGTAGAATTAAGAGAAAAACTTGAACACATTTTTAATGAGTTAGGAATTGACAATGTTATGGGCATTCGTGATTTCATACTCGCAGAAATGGTAGATAATTTCCTTTGTGTTACATATAATACAAAGAAAGCAATGGAAAAATTAGGTTATAATAATGTTGTAGATAATGAAAGATAAATAATTATGAAAGAACTAACAATAGAACAAAAAGCCCAAAGATATGACGAGGCTATTGAAATAGCAAAGAAGATAAATAATGAACAACAAGCTCAACCATTTAATATTATGACAAGAGTATTCCCCGAACTCAAAGAGAGCGAGGAGAGTGAGGATGAGAGGATAAGAAAAAATCTTATAGAACTATTCCATGATACAGTATCTAATGACGAAATATTCAGTGATTATGGATTAGATAAAACAAAGGTTCTTGCTTGGCTTGAAAAGCAAGGTGAGCAAAAGCCTGCTTGGAGTGAAGAGGATGAAACTATTATCAATAGGATTCTTGTTATTTGTAATGACTTTGAAAGGAGTTTTGAGGCAAGTCCCTTATCAACAAAAGTCATCAAAGAAGACGTAGATAAGATATATAATTGGCTCAAATCCATCAAAGAAAGACATACTTGGAAGCCGAGTGAAGAACAGATAATGTGTTTGCAAGATGCAATTGATGATTATCATCGTAGAGGTTATAAGGCTGAAGTCCTCGAAACCCTTCTTAAACAACTTAAACAACTTTGAATTATGGAAGCAAACAAATAGATGATTGGGAACTGGGTTAAGATAAAAGGCAACTACGGAAAACCTTTGAAGATTACCACAATAGATGATACCTACAATAGCATCAACTACTTCGATGGTGATGCTGAAGGTGAACTGACGTTGCAACTTAACGAAATAGAGCCTACCCCTATCACTCCAGAGATACTTGAAAAGAATGGAATCAAATGGTTTTGTACTGAACCGTCTGGAAGGAAGACATACTGCTGTAATGAGCCGGTAGTTCAATGCACTTATATTCCTAATAGTGGGTGGTTAATAAATGTTGGGGCATGTGGCAGTATTAAAGTTCGTTTTGTAGAAATATCAAAAATCCAATACGTCCACGAACTCCAGCACGCTTTTAGACTTTGTGGAATTGAAAAAGAAATAATACTTTGATTATGGAAGCACCAGAGAAGATATATGTTCAGTTACCATCAAGAAATTGGATTGGTAGAACATGGAATGAAACACCAATAAAAGAGGGTGATAATCCGAATTGGAAAAATGCCACAAATATTGAGTACACCCGCACTGATGCTTTTATTGAGAAGGCATTGAAATACTTAGATGAGAACTTCTATTTTAAGAATAGCTGTTATAGAATTGAATGTGGAGTATTTGATAGTAAGGAAGAAATGCTTAAAGATTTTAAAAAGTATATGGAGGATTGATTATGAAGACACGAAAAATTAGGTATGTAGCTGATAGTTGTCCGTTGAAAAGAGACAATTGTGACGCATGCAAGTATTGTCGTGGTATTGAGAGTTCTGGTTGGGTTTATTGTTTTTATGGGGATATAGAATAAATTATGAAACTGATAGACAAAGACGCTTTAGTAGCGGAGATAAATAGAATATTAAGCGCGTTTGAAAATTCAGATGCACCTGTTGATAGACTTAGAGCATCAACACTTATAGGACTATTATCTTTCCTCGACACCCTCGAAGTGATAGAGGTAGGTGTTGACTTTGGAGATCCAAAAGGGGATAAAAGTGCAAAATGTATCATAGACACTAAAACCCTTGAAGTGAAAGAGGTGGACTTTGAAAAAGAATTTAATCGGTTTCTTAATGAAGTAGAAGGTGTGCCCCGCATGTGGCACTCAGACGAACAGATAGAATGGGCAAAGGACTTAGCCAAGCACTTCTTTGAACTTGGACTTAAAGCACAGAACAAGGAGGATTAGGTTATGAAGAAAAGAATCAGAAAGAAAGCGTATGACTGCGCACATCATGTGTACAAAGATTTCTTGGTTACAGATGATCCATACCCAATATACAACACAGAGGACTACTGTAAGTTGGGTAAGTATGATAACACATGGTTAGCACCAGAAAAGAAAGTAAGTCTGTGTGAGCATTGTAAAAGGTTTTGTGCAAGCAGACCAATGATACGCAAGCAACGTGAAAGAAAAGCCTTTCTTAAAGAGGTTGAGCGTGATTGGAAAAAGGCATATCGTCATGCTGTACTTGCTGGGGTTGCACAAGAAGATGACGGTACAATTAGTTTAGATTTGGTGATACGAAAGTAAAAAAGGAGATAGAACTATGGCAAACATCTATAAAGGCGATAAGCCATGTCCAGGATGCGGAAGGAGTGGCACAGAAGTACCAAGGCTTTCAAAAGACGGATTATGTTTAGAATGTACTGAGCACTTGAACATCGGAAGGCAGTTTTGTAAAGAGAGAGACCTTGAACGTAGGCATTTTCTTTTGAATGACCTGACAACCGGATATGTGACTTGGTATCAAATCAGAAACAAGGAGATTGACGGATGTCTGCGAGAGTTACTGAAGACATTCTCGCAGTTTGACAGCAGATACGCAGGAGGGTATTGCCGACAAGAAAGTATGCTTGCTGGAGATGCAGGAAGCGGAACATCGCATGACGATTTTGTTTTGCCAAAGGTAACATTTGAAGCGGCAAAGAAATTATGTCATGCCATCGAAGATGCTGTTGGAGAATTAAACAGGGAGCGTGACAACTATCAAAAGGAAATCGACAAGCAGCTTGCAGAACTGAAGAACGACATCTTTAATGATGGAGTGGCATACGGACGCAATCTTCTGTTTCAACTGAATAGAGGTGAGATAACAGGTGAAGATATTAACAAGCGAATAGAAAAGTATTAAGTGTATATGGAAGAATTTGAAAACAAGCAAAGAACTATGAGTAAAGCAGAACAAAGAGCAAAAGAAAGATATACTATTGTTAGAGGTGATGATACACAAGAGACCTCTGGTATTGATATGCAAAGGGCATTAGATTTTATCGAAGGCTATGAACAAGCAACAGAAGATATCTGTGAGTGGCTAAGAGTAAATTTATGTAATTACTTTGATGCTCCGAGAAGTATGTTTAATATGTGTTTAGAACATTTGAAGCAAGCAATGAAAGATGAGTAAGGCAGAAGAAAAAGCATTAGAGAAATACCCAATTCTAAAAACAGAATTAGGTGACTTAAATAATCTACCAAGAATAGGTTATTTAGCAGGCTACCACCAAGCGGAGAAAGACTTATTAGAAAATAAGCATGAAAAAAGTTGGAGATTAGACGAAAAATTATGGAAAGGTATTAAGGATACAGAAGAAGCGTCCTATCAATATACGTATGATGCTTCTAATGATTGGGCTTATGATATTCCAACATGGGAGGATGTTCAAGATGCTTTTAAGGCTGGAAGTGAGTGGAAAGAAGATCTTGCACTGACTTGGGAGGATATGAGGGAGTTGCATATCATCTTTACCGAGGTTGATGTTGAGATAGAACTTGGTAAGACTGATATTAAAACGGAAACACTTGGCTATTATGAAGAGGTATTAAGACGATTCAACAAAAAGAAAGAAAAGTAGTATGAAAGAAATAAATTTATTCAGAAATGCTCCATTCGGAAAATTATACAAAACAAGGGATGGAAGAAAGGCTGTGTTTGCAGGAAGAAAATCAAAATGCTTTTATTATTTAATAGTAGAAGGTTCTCCTAAATATCAAACATACTATGAGTATGGAAGAAGATTTGAAGATAATGATACTAACGAATTGTCTGACTTTGACATTGTAGGAAATTGGGATTACTCTATCAAGAAAGACAGAAAGTTTATTATTCCAAAGGATATTGATAAAGAATGTATTCTCTTATGTAAGAAACTAAACAGTTTGTCTAATGTTAAGACTACAGAATCATGTTGCGGACATCTTAAAGCACCTTATATGGTTTTCTTTGAATGTGATGATTTTGTGAGACTTGGAAAACTATTTAGATGTGTTAATAGAAATTATTCAGATGGTAAATGGAGAATTGAGGTGGATGGTGGCGATGTAATGCCAAGCTATCAATTCATGCTAACAAGTAAAGCACCTTTTGGTTCATACGAAGATATGGAAAAATCAGTTGAGATGTTAATAAAAAATATAGACTACTGGGAGGATTCCAAATTTGATAATTATTTTAGACTGGGAGAATTCTAAATTAAAAGGAAAATAATATGAAAAAGGTGGAGCAATATATCAAAGAGCATACAAACAGATATAGTAACCATGTAGAACTTGCGCCATACATAACAGGTTTTACAGAATGGCTTACTATAGATGATGCAAGAAGCGTGGCACAGATTGCAAGGGAGGAAACAATCAAGGAGGTGTGTGAGTGGTTGTATAATCATAATGATTACATTTGTGGTAGTACAAATGCTGTCATAAGGTATGATATGGATAAATTGATTGAGGACTTAAAGAAACATTTTGAGGATAAAGTATGAAATATGAAGATGATGAATTTGACTATCGAAAGTCAATGCCTAAGAGAGAGAAGAAGCGGAGAAAAATATTGCATAAGATTCAAGTATTAAGGAACAAAAAGAAGGAGGATAAGACATGACAATACAACAACACGCACAAAGAATCAGCGAATGGGACGGACATAGCTATGCAAATGAATCAAAATATGACTGTTGCATGGAGATGGGTTATGCAGTTCTTAAAGAGATAGAAAGTGTGCTTCCTTGTGTAGTCAGGGACGGAATTATCTATGATAAGATTAAGGACAAAATCAAAGAACTAAGAAACGAGTGAGCCTAAGAAGCAGATGTAAGGTATTGTGTAGAGAACTTGATATAATAGCACCCTGTCCTCACGGATGGGTTTGGGAAAACACGGACGTAAATTATCGCCAGGAGATTATCTTTGCAAACAATATAAACATCAACAATATGGAAATTACTAATTCAAAACAACAGCAGCTCACCTTTGACAAGGGCATCACCAATGTTCCCTCAGATGCGATATGCTCTGACAACACACTTGAGGAGTGCGTCGGCATGATCTATGACGATAATGAATACAGACCGATACAGAAACCTGTAGAGTCTGTGGAATTGCCAGAGGGGCACACCATACTCTATATTCATGTGTATAATGGATTTACAAGGTATATTACTTCATATGACGATAACCTGTATTGGATATACAATAATACAGAGCATCTTATCAAGAAATATGCAGGCAATGTTTCTGTTGAGTCGATAGGTAATACGCTCATATTGTCAGATGACAACGGTCTTACCTATATGCTCTGGGATACAAATAGTGAGACCCCGGCATATAAGGTTATTGGGAGTAATGTGCCAAACATCGAAATGAGATTCCGACTGACAGAGCTGTCTAATACGGCAGTGGATTACCCCGATAAGTATATTGACCTGAGCGAGTTGTTTGACGGAATCATAGTGCGTGAAGGCCAACTTGACCCTGTAGTAATACCAGTTGCCGGCAATAAATACAAAAACGATCGCGTTGACGATGCTCAAAGTGGTCTGATTGGGCTTGCATCAAAGCGTCTTAATCAGATAAAGGAGGCAAAAAGGTTTGCTTTCCCTTTCTTTGTAAGATATGCCATAAGGTTATATGACGGTACATATACCAATGTCTCCAATCCGATTCTCCTGATGCCTACCGTCAGAAACAACTGGAATATTTTTGCCTGTGATAGAGAAAACGGGAATATAAGAATGATGGATGGTGATGCTGGAGGAATGGGGCTTGTCAACTATAAGCCTTTGAGTGCTAAGTTGACTTACGAGTTTTCAAATGTCCCAGACTTGACGGACTGGCAGGATATTATTAGTGGAGTGGATATTTTTGTTTCTGAGGAAGTAAAGACGTATGATATGGACGGTACGTGGATCATTCAGAACTGCTATATGAATAATAGTGTAAACCCACTGTTTGCCAACAACGCCCCGGTCATGGACTTCTGTACACCAGAATATGAACAAGTAAACATACAAACACCATCGCCCACAGGGTTGGACTATTGTTATACATACTATCAACCTCCCTTGTTATCTGATGATGAGATAATTAAAAAACTTGTTGATGCGTCAGTTTTTTATCTTTTGCTTGAAGTTGATTCGGAAAACATCCAGGAAGGAGTTGTCGTCGACTCGTCTACAGTTATCCAACGTGGAGTACTGGAGAACCTGACGGAGCAAACCCAACTGAAGAGAGACGATTATTTCTCTAGAGCTCCATTGTATGCGCAAATAATTAAATCATATAACAATCGTCTTCATTTGGCAAACATCAAACGTGGGTTCTTTGAAGGATTTACACATTTCTCTTACTCTACGTATTCAGAGCCCTACAAAAAATATTCATATTTTGTGCACATCAAAACGGATAGCGGTGTAAGGATAGCTAAGGCAGTAAGAGCTTCTGATGCTGAAATAGTTGACGTTTGGTTCTTTTATCCTGATCCTAGGGCTTTCAAGGTGCAGATATTTAACGACACGGATAATTCACTCATTGGGGAATACGCATTAAAAGAGCACCCAAGGCTGAATGGGGCGTATTTGTTGAGGAGATTGCCTACTCTTAACGAAACAAGACCTTCTTTAACAGGTAGAAAGCCGGCTACGTCAACCGATTTCGAAACGATAGACGAACACCTGTTTGTGTCAGAGGTAAATAATCCGTATGTTTTCACGTCAAGCGGTGACGTAACTATCAGAATGGGAAAGATAATTGGGCTTTCTACACAAACGATGTCATTAGGGGAGATGGAGCATGGTATACACCCGTTAACCGTATTCTCGGAAAAAGGGATATCTTTACTTAGATTGGCATCTGACGGAACATATACACGGTCAGATGAGATTTCAAGGGAGGTCTGCAATAACCCTAGTTCAATTACTGAGACTGACGGACCTGTGTTTTTCTCATCCGAGAAAGGTTTGATGGTTGTTGCAGGTAGTCAGACGAAGTGTGTGTCAGAACAATTGAACGGGAAGAGTGAAAGCCCTTTTCAGGACTATCTTAAATCAGCCTATATAGCCTACGACTACCGTGATTCCTTATTATGGATATTCAATGGTTCTGAATGGTGCTACATTTACTCTATTAAAAGTGGTACATTTTCAAGATATGCTTTTGATAATGTTATATCGGCCGCAATAAACAACTACCCTGACTACCTGTTACAGTCGGGAACAAAACTATATTCTCTTTTGAACCGCCCGAATATCAATTCCTTGGAGGAACAGAACAATAGTTACAGCGGACAGATGATTACAAGACCGATGAAGCTGGAGAATGCGTTTGCCCTGAAGAAACTTATTCAGATTATGCACGTTCATCAGATGGAGGGAAGTCTCTCACTCCGCATATTTGCTTCCAACAACCTCAAAAGGGAGGCATCAACATGGGTAGAGCTGCATTCTCTCCTTGGCACACCATGGAAATACTATAAGTTCCAGTACGACTTCACAGGTCTCAAAGCCACCGACCGCTTTGCAGGCACAGTCGTAGTCACCACAGAAGAGCGGACAGACAAACTCAGATAAACAAGGAAAGAGGGAGGCTACAAACCTTCCTCTTTGCATTTGCACACCTTCCTCATGATCATCGGGAACATCTGTCTTCCTATCTCGCCCTGTAGGTATGCCGCTGGCTCGCTTTTCGGGTCAACCTCGTAGAATTCGCTGATATGCTCAACAGTGTGTTTTAACTCATGCAGCACGCTGTCAAACCATTCCTCGGGTGATGATGCCTGACTGATAAAGATGACCGACATTGTTTCGTGGAAAACAGAATATGTCATTCCTGTGTCTAATCTGCTGAGCACCATCAAGGCTTTTTCTGCCTTATCATTAGGCATGCCAAGAGACATCAACATGTACCATATCCTGTCGAAGTCCCGATAGTCGTAGTCGTACACCATCAGAATTCCCCAATCATCATTACCGATGTTATAGAACTCTGTCTTCATAGCATGTCTTCCCAATAGATGGGTTCACCGGCATTGCACATCTTCGTCACAAAGCAGTCAAGCACGTTAGCAGGGCATCCGTCAGGGTCACAAATCGTTTCGTACACATAATATGCACGACGTTCGTCCGAAGGGAGTGCGTTAGGATAGTCAGCCAATGCCATGTGCCACAGATACCAAGCCGTATATTTGCTTTTCTCAGGCAACTCAGCACCATACTCCTTTAGCTTCTTCTCCACCTCCTGCAAAGGCACTTTCTGTATCGCCTTCATTTCTCCTGTATTGAAGTCCTTCTTCTTCATGCAGGAGATAGCCCACTCTGCCAACTTCTTTGAGAATTGTCCGTGATACATGTCCTCATAGATGGCTCTGTCTTCTGAAATAAGCTGTTTCATAATTTAACTCATTTTTTTTGTTTATTTGAACTAATTTTTGTAATTTTGCGCTGTGAGGATAGGTGGGAGTAGCTACCCACTGACAAGGGTAACCAATACGCCCTTCCTCGCTTTAAATTGTATTGGGTTCTTAAAAGTATTGGAATATGAATAAAGAAGAAATTTGGAAGCCAGTGAGAGGGTTTGACGGGTTTTATGAAGTAAGCTCTCTTGGAAGAGTACGTTCTATTGATAGGATTGTAAGACAAGGCAACAAGTTTAATCGACTTGGAGGAAAAATCTTGAATCCTACACCAGATAGATATGGGTATCTTTGTTGTACTCTTAGTTGTAATGGGTATAGAAAGCAGGCTAAAGTTCATCGGATGGTCGCAGAAGCATTTATTCCAAACCCATACAGTAAACCAGAGATAGACCATATTAACACTATCCACACTGATAATAGGGTGGATAATCTCAGATGGGCTACTCATAAAGAGAATAATACAAATCCAATAACTGCTAATCATCGACAAAAAAGTATCAATTCGAAAAGTGTTCAATCACAAAGAATGAAATCTCTCAAAAAGAAGTCTTCAATAAAAGCTCCAAAAGAGGTTTATCAGTATTCATTATCCGGTACATATTTGCGAACCTTTGAATCTATATCAGAAGCTGCCCGCAAAATTGGAGTTACTCACGTGTCTATTATTTATGCAATGAATAATCCAAAAAGAAGTGCTGCTGGATATAGGTGGTTTTCGAAATGGCAGGAGTAGAAACTCCTGCCATCAGTTAGACAAACTGTCCGTTAGAGCGACGGCCACGACGGAAATCCTCTTCCTCCATCTTCTCCATCATTTCCTTGTGCTCTTTCTCCTTGTCCTCCCAGCCTTCCTTGTAGCCTTGCTTATAGCCTTGCCGGAAAGCCTCGGACGTGTTAGCACCAGGACTGCCTCCCATCTTATCACGCATGTTGTTGCGCATCTGAAAACGCAAAGGGCTCTGCCCCTCGTTCTCACGGTCTACGAAAAAAGTTCCCATAGTCTTTGTTCTTTCTGTTTTAATTATGGATTGGGGTTCTTGTGGGTGGAGCCGACAATCTTCTGTAAAAGCGAATGGATATCTTGAAGCATTTTCCCTTGTTCGTCCTGACGGACTTGAAGGTCACGGATGCTCTTCTCCTGCTGTACACTGGCTGCATACTGTGGATTTACCACTCCCATCATTCCCTTGCCTTCCTCAATCACCATGTGGTTATAAGCATCTCTTTCGATTTCTCCTTTCGATACCTGCATCATCTGATCGATGGCTTGTATGATAGCCTGCTGGCTTCCCGTGTAGAACACGTCGCCCTTCTGTGCTATCTCTACATTGGCAGGAATATCGGGTATTGGTCTATCGCTGCCATTGATGGTGACAATCACCCTGACGTTCTGCTGCTGTGTGATGCCGTTCATGGCACCAGGCACTGCCTGTAGCTGATACTGAGGCTGCAAAAGCGTCTTCTCTTTCACGGTTCCCACTTCCAGCGTAGGCTTCACTCCTTTTGCCTGCGTGAGAATGTAGAACGGACTTCCGTTCCCTAAGCTTCCAAAATCCATAGTTCTTATCTTTTTTTGTTATTTCTTTTACTTTACGCTATAGTACGTGACATCAGAGTCAGCAACCCCCTTGTCCTGTCATTGAACACCTGTATATTATTCACGTTGATCAGTGCGGCTGCTGTCACAGGAGTGCCGTTGGCAAATGTCAAGGCTCTTGTGGTGCCGTTCATCGTGAGTGTAACAGGCAGGCTTGCAGTGGTAGCCGTAGGTACGACATCATTGATGATGACTGTCATGTAGCCTACAGGCTGAATCCTGCGAAACCCAAGGGCAATATCAACTGTCTCTGTGCCAACGGTCGTGTTGGTGCTGACGATATACGGAATACCACCTGCATTCGTTGCTAAAATAGGATTGCAATTCATACTTTTACCTCCTTATTCCGTTTTCGTTAAAACACTATGCCACCACCGAAACCGTTACCCCAAGGATAACCGTAGCCGCCTGCATACGGAGTCTGATTCACTGCCGTAAGGTTCGGATAAACTACGGGCACGGTGTTAGGTTGTTTGGCTGCAAACGTAGCCAGAGCGTTCTCCAGTGCATTAAAGCGCTTGTCGATGGCCTCCGTCTGTTTGTCGTTGCTTACCTGACCGCGAAGCTGGGTGATGATGTCGGACTGGGTATCAATCTTCGACTGCATTTCACGCTCCCGTATGTCGCAGAACTCCTTGGTGATGTTGGTCTGCAGGGCTGCAATGGCTCCGAGCGTACCGTTATAGTTGCGGTCTGCCTGCGTAGAGAGCGCATTGGTCTGCTGACAGATATCAAGTCGGTCGTCAGAATGGTTCTGGGACAACTGCAGGCGAACGTTAGCATCATGATTAGCCAGTTGCAGCTGAGCCTGTGCAGCGTTCTGAGCACCCTGTGCCTGCAAAGTGTTGGTCTGCTGGGCGAGGTCGTAGCGCATATTGCAGCAACACTCACACAACTGACGCCCAAGAGTCGCATCGCCATTCTGGATAGCATTGATGACCTGCATACCAGTCATGCCGAACTGGGCACCAAGGTCGGCAAGTTTACTGTTGGCAATGGCAATATTATTCTGCACGTCGCTGATGCTGGTGCCAAACTGGTTAGCCAATTGTGAAATAGCTTCACGATTGTACTGCAGGGCGTTTAGGATGGTTTCCTTGTCGCTGTTGTTGTTCATCTGATTGCTCAGGAATCCTGTCCCCAGAAGGTTACCTGCTCCTCCACCGAAACCACCGAAACCGCCAAACCCTCCGAACATGCTGAGGAACGGCATAATGAAAGGATACATGAACATCATCCAAAGGGGATTGTTCATACCGCCACCAAAACCTCCACCGTTGGCGAGGGCAGCGGCAGCAAGCAGACCGTTGGTGTCAATACCACGGTTGTGGTCATCTAATTGATAAATTTCTGCCATAATGTTTTTTGTGTTTGAGTTGTTAATACTAATACTTACTTTGTCATTGCGCTTTGACTCCACAAAGTTACCTCAAAACACCCTTGGCAGATGGTTGCCCTTCGGGGTTTCAGCCCTCAAATCATGACGCTGTTTAACACTCACTGCCCAACCTCCTGATAGCCCTTTCAACTGTTGCCCTCGATACATGATAGTCCTCAGATAGCAAGCGTATGCACTCCCGGTATTTCAGACCGTTCTTCCGCATCGTCTGAAATTCCTCGTACATCGGCACAAATCTCCAGTCATCCCTCATGACATCATTTTCTGACATCACTTTTAACGCTTCACTGCTAATTTTTACTAATTCTACAACCTTCATGGTGCAACTTCTTGAAATTATTACTACCTTTGCACCTGCTTCACTTGGTACTACTATATAAATAGCCACTTGGGTAGCAGGGTCTTACTCCCCCCGACCAACCCAGGTGGCTACATCTGTACCGATAAATTTAGTGAAGCATTTTTATTGAAGGTCGGGGGATTTTTATTCTTTTTTCTCCCTCGTGACGATTTCCTTTGGCTTGATTTCCTCGTAAGGAGTAAACTGCCCGTTTTCGGGCAGTGGTATTCGTGTCCTTACAAGAGCCTGCAGGTTTTCGCGGTCCTGTTGGCGGTTGATGTTGATATTAATGTTCGACTCCTTGACGATACCCAACTTAACAGCCTCCATGTATAGTTTCACCCATTGTACTGGAGCACCTTCACGTATGAGGCTCATCGTTTCCTCAAAGTTCTGGAAGTTGTCATCCGCCCATTGGTTCATACGGTCTTGCACGGTCTTTGCCAAGGCATTTGCAGCCTTTGCCTTCTCACGTCGTGATGGTACTCCTGCGTCTCTCATCCTATCTTGTTTATATCCATATATTCAATCATAGCATCAAAACAGGGGCATGCTTTGATGTACTCCCAGGGGTCAACCACTCCGTTATGGTTAAGGTCAGGCGATATATCACGGTGTCCCATGATCTGAGCGTTACGGTATTTCAGTTTCAACTTTGTCAACAAGTCGAAGAGTGCTGCTTTTTGTTCGGGTGTGCGGTTGTCGATACCTCTTGGGTGCTCCTTATCGATGCCGCCAATCCATGCGACATGTATGGAATTAGCGTTATAACCTGCCACCCCGTTAGCCACTTTGTTTTCATCGAGCATTGTGATGATGTTACCGTCCGTCTTTATCACGTAGTGGTAACCGGGATTCTTCCATCCTTTGTTTTTAAACTCAGCCCTTAGGGAAGCCTCTGTTGTGTTATGCTGATAGCTGGCTGTACAGTGAACGAATATACGTGTTATCTTTCTCATGTCATTTTTCGTCTTTAGTATGAACTTCGTTGTTCTTGTTGTTGCGATCTTCCTGCCATTTTTTCACAGTGTCAAAACGTTCGATGAATTTCACGCTGAGGACGTAGTAAAGCAAATCCACCATCTTATGCCACGTAGAGCCTTTTGGCACGATATTGAGCCAATTGCGGCAGATGTTGGTGCCGAAGACGTACAAAGCCAAATAGCAAAGGATTTTCACTACGGCAATAGCTTGCCCCTCTTCGTTCATGAACTTTCCGATGATAAAGAACGCTGCGGCAGTGGCGAAGAAGATGAAGCAGTAGGCAAAGAACATCAGGGCTTTCTTGGTGCTCCATCCCTCCTTGTTGACAATGGCGGCTACAAGTCCGAAGATGAAATTGACACCGAAGAGTGTAACCATAGCCAACATGAAATTCTGTATCGGGCTTAGGAGCGTGAATAATGCCCCTATCACCATAATAATATATGTCTTAATCTCTCCCATAACGCTAAAAGGGTTTGAAAGGTTTATCGATACGACCAGGCTTTGCGGCATTGACAAGTTTCTTGATTTGATATTTTGCTTTATCCGATTCCTCATTCTTGTCTATAGATACAGGGTCTTTAGACGTAAGGGTCATAGATAAGAAATCGTAGAGTGTAGCATTTACGACATAATCATGAACAGCTGTACAAAGTTGAGGGAATGTCGTGTCGTCATACCACTCTGGCATAAGAAGTGTGATGTCTGCCTCGTCTGTGTCTTTGATGGAGTTTGTCTGTGAGGTTTTGAAACGCTCAAGGACAAATGCGGACATGACTGTTTTTGCCTCACCTATATGTTTGTCTATCCATCTGACAAACATCTGATGGTAGGTGGAGGTAGCGCCAGTGAGAACGCTTTCCTCTGTGCCATCATCCTTTCTGCGCATCTTGGCGATAATGTTCAACTGTGTTTCTATGTCGAAGAACAGTTCGTCTTTTCGTATGTAGATATGCCGCTCAAACTTTGGCGATTTCACTCCATACTGTCTATCGTCCCCGTTATGCGGATGGTTTCTATAGGGCCAGTTGTCGTCTGGCTCAGGCTTGTTGATGCTGAAAGGCTTAAAACCTTTTTCGTGGTTTGGTGTTCTCATAAGCCTTAATTATGTTAGGGTTGTACATGAATACGAATTGTGACACATACCTCCTCGTCATGTTTGGAATAAAGGGTGAGGTAGGTAATGCCGGTACAAAGAGCCTTGACAGTGAAGCCCTTTTGACTATTGCCAATCAGGATATTACGGTTGTCAGAGCGTGCCCGAATATCATCTTCCACATCGTAGTCGATAGTATAGGTTACCGTATTGGTGTGCCCCACTTTCATATTGAAACCGGTGCCCATCACAGAGAGGTGGCGGGTGTATGGGTATTTAGGATAGTAGGGAGGTTTCTTGTTGAAACAACGACGTATAGCCACAATGTCACTTTCTGTTGCATCGGAGTATGTCTTCATCTGCTGTGCGTTGATCGCAGTCCACCATTCAGCCAGCATGGCATCTTCTAAATAACGGGGAATCAGTTGGCTAAGCGACTGGATATATGCCTCGTTAAAACTATCAGATACCATGATATGGAATGTTACCACGTCATTTTGCTCCTCGGAGCCTATCCCGTCTACTCGTACTGATGGTGGTTCAAAGTCCTCGTCCTCTGGGGTGTATCCGTATGTGGAGATATATTCTTCAAGAAAGCCCTTTAAAACCTCGATAGACACATAGAAAGAATCGATTATGGCAGGTTCTTCTGCAGAAGAAAGTGTTATCTCTGAGAATATATTATTGCCGCTATTGTCTTTCGCACGCTTCCCTACCTTTGATAGTTGCCGCTTTACTTTGCTAACGCACGTCTGCCTGCTTATGGGAATCTCAATCTTTATCATGCTGCCTGTAACATTTGTTGTGCGTTATTGACCTGGTTCTGATTGACACCCTGTGCCATGAGTTCCTGCTGCATAGCCGCCTGTTGCGCCTCGTCACGCTGGATGATCTGCAGGAGTTCGTCAGCGTATGGGAGATTGACCACCTCGAGGTACTGCTTGACGTTGATAGCCTGCAACTGCAGCAGTTGCAGGGCAGTGTCGTTGATGTAGGTGCGGTAGGCAGCGGTGGCAGCAGACTCCTTGATAGTCACCTCAAAGTCTACGTCACGGGCTGACAGGTTATCGTATTCATAGAAGATGGTATGGTCTCTCGATACTACGAGGTCGGTGTGACGGTAGTATTGCTTGATCATCATACACTTCTTCTGTGCAATCGACTCCATGAACGATGTGAAGTCTTGGAGAATGGATGCCAGTGAGGTGGTGGCGTTCTGTGTCTCTTGGGCATAGCGGGCAGCACTGGTTCCTGCACTTGGTGTCTTTCCTTGCAGTGCTCCGCTGACGTTGGTTATATCCCTTGCAAGGTTCAGTTCCATTTGCAAGAGTTCCTGCGTACCGATTTGTACGGCTCCCGATGTGATAATCTCAGGACGCAGGTTCGGGTTAACCTTATCTGCCTCAAAGAACAGTAGTCCGTCGTATTCGGTTATCTCTTCGGCTATATCCTCCTTCGACATATTGTCTGGGATATTTCCGATTGGGAATATCATGAGTCCCTTTGCAGCCGATCGTGCCGCCATGTCGTGCATGATGATAAGGCGGTTGATGTAACGCTGCTGGTCGATGATGTTGCCCATGAAGGGATGTATCTCCGAGTTGACATAAGGATAGAGCTTGATAGAGAACGGATGTGTCTTCGATTCGTAAGGTGTCTCACCTTCTGCAATGACTGTTCCGTCGGGAGCCAGATAGGTGAAGTACCAATACAAGTCCTCTACCAGTTCGTATTCTATCAGTGCCCATTCCTCTTCGGGTACTCCTATCTCCTGATACTGGCGGATGCGCTCCTGGTTAATCCGCTGGATGCGCCATAGGTCTTTTACCTCGATACGGTATTCTATATCGTCAGCCTTGGTAGCCAGAGGGTCATAGCACTGATAGCGGGTCTTGGTTTCCTGCGTCCAAACCTCAATAAGCCTATACTGGTCGTTAGAGGCTGACTTGTCAAAAGAGAGTGTGGAAAGACTTTCTTTCTCGTTTTGCTGATAGCCGGAGTAAGCCGATGGATAAGTGTCATCTGTTATCCCGAACACCTCATTGATTTCCTCAACCGTCCAACCGTATTTCTCGTTACAGAACTTGGAATAAAGCTCGCCAGCCGTGGCATCGTTAAGAATACCAATCATGCGAAGGTCTGACATACGCGGGTCTGTGCCTGCCTCCCAAAAAACGTGATTCACATTCGGGAAGTCCGTCCATGCCACTCTGCGACCATTCTTCTCCTCGTATGTCTCACGGCTTACCGCAATACCTCCAATACAGAAATCCTCAAAGGCTGTTTTCAGTGCATCAGCCTGTTTTGTCTTCTGCCAGTTCTGCTGAATGGTAGCCGACATCATATCCGACAGCCATTGGGAGTCCTTGCGCATGGCAAAGCAATTAGGCTCACCCGACTGTTTGGTATAGAGACCCACGACAGAGCCGAGGATGGAAATCATGATATTGTTCTGCAAAGGAACATTACCCTTGCGCTGGATATACTCTCGCTCCGTGATTTGTCCGTGTCGATAATGGATAATATCTCCCCACTGGTCGCCATAGACATACTCCTTCACACGATCACGGACACGTCGGGGGTCTTCGAGATTGTTCCATGCCTGCTGACAACGAAGCACAAGGTCATAGTCGTTGCGCCTGCGCTTTCGGGTGACGATACCATCCGACATACGACGCTTCCTCTGTTTCACGGAGTCGTGGATGTGTCCTGTAGCCTGTGACAAGGTTCTTATTATAGCCATATCAGGTCCTATTTATGCTCACAAAAGTAACTTAAAGGGTGGGGTATAGTGCCGTGTTTTCCCATAACGGAAAATCAGGAATTGATGGTTAAGATAAATTAACATATCAATTATAGGGTGTTGGGAAAACACGGCAATGGACGGACGAAAATTAAGGATATTTGCGCCATAAATCCTTTATTATGGCAGAAACAAATAAAAAAATTAACACTCAGGAGACCGCTGTACAGCAGCAGGCTCCCGAAAAGTCTGCAAGACCTAACCGTGAACGCTACTCCGCCATGTTTGCCGAGGATAACCCTGACGTGGATTTCGAGGACAAGGAGGCACGCTATGGACGTATGGCTGATGAGCGTGAGCGTTATCGCAGTTTGCGCCAGTCGGGCAGTAATCTCTCGCAGGCACTCGAAAAGAACCGATGGATTGCTGCTATGTTCCAGGACCTGGCTGAGCATCCCGACAAGAATCCGCTTGTCTGGCTGACGGAGAACGGTATTGACATCAAGGCTGCACTTGACGATCCGGAAGTCATGGCACAGGTGGACGAGAAGTTTAAGACGTGGCAGCAGAAGCAGGTGGACGGTGAGGCTGCACAACAGGCACAGGATGCGGCTATCGACGAGAGTCTGAATGCACTTTCCTCTGTGCAGGCTGAGTTCGGACTGTCCGACGAGCAGATGAATCGTATGTGGGAACACTTCTGGGACGACATCTTTGCTCCGGCATTTGAAGGTAAGGTGGCAAAAGACACATGGATTGCCATGATGCATGCCATGAACTACGACACCGATATGCAGAATGCCCGTGAGGAAGCCGCCATGCAGGCTCGTAACGAGAAGCATGCCAACCGTCTAAAGACCTTCGATGACGGACAGACCCCTCCGCCCTCGTTCTCGCAGGGCAGCAGCCGACCGGCACCGAAACGCGAGAAGAAAGAATCGCTCCGTGACTGGGTGAACGAAGATTAACACATTATTTATATATAAACGATGAAAACAATGAAAAAGAATCAGAAGTTTTGGAGCATGTTGAGCGTGTTGCTCTTCGTGCTCGCTGTTGTTTCGGGTGGTGGCGGTCTGGCCGCAGCTGGCGATGCTACCGCAACCCAAATCGGTGACGAGGGTGGCGACGCAGCCACTCATACCGATGTAGAGAATAAGGAAGTAGTAGAGGAAGGCAAGAGCGACCGTCAGAGTCCTGGCGGTGAGCACGACGGTCAGAACCTGACGGGAACGCAGGCCAGTGCCACCCAGATGCGCGAGGGCGGTCTGGAGGAAGAGGAACGCGAAGAGACCCTTACCCAACTGAAGCCCTATCGTGTACCGTTCATGCGCCTGCTGGGTCGTGTGGCCAAGGAGCGTAAGGTGCAGAACTACACCGTGAAGCATGCCCGCGTAGGTGGTGAGACCTTGGATGGTACTATCACTACCGCTATTACTGCCGGTGACTCTATCGAGCTGACGAAGAACAACTTCTCCGGCAACCTTGGCGTATTCCGTAAGTTCGACACCATTGCCATCCCCTCTATGGGCGGTTATAAGCCAGGTTCGCAGACGGAGCATGACGGCAACTGCCTCGTATTGGAGGTGGTGGAGCGCACCAAGACCAAGTTGACGCTGATGGCCATCAACGGCCCCGCTGCTACCGCTGGTCAGGTGAACAACGAAATGGAGGACTGTACCGTTCCCGCTATTCCCGCAGGAACATACGTGCTGGGTATGGCCAATGCCATGTCGGAGTCGCAGCTGTTGGTTACTCCTGACAACTTCCAGCCCCGTGAGAAAGAGGTCTATCTCCAGAAGAAGGGTTGGAACGTGCTGTTCACCGAGGAATTTGAGAAGATGAAGAAGAAGTACCCATTCAAGGTGAAAGACCTTCTGCGCGATGCCTCCATCCTCAACGACGTGCGTATCGAGCGTTCGTACTGGATGGGTGTGATGGCCAAGAAGAAGCGCGTCACTGAGGACGGTGCCATCGAGGATGTATTCTACAGCGAGGGTATTCTGCCTCAGATTCCCAACTACTACGCTATCGGCAACGAGTACATGCTGAGCGACCTCGTGGCTATCTCTAAGCTTCAGTTCACCGACTTCGCCACCTCGAACCGTTCGTTTGCCTTCTGCGGTAAGAACGCTATCGAGCGTCTGGAGAACATCGACCCCGGCAAGAACCGCGAGATTCACTTCTCCGTGGCCAAGGACTTCGATCTCACTTTCCGTCGCTTCACCGACACCTTCGGCGAGATTAACTTCGTGTGGGATCAGACCCTCGACTTCATGGGCAAGTCGGACTATATGTTTGTGCTCGACCTCGACAATGCCATCCACTACATCAAGGAGGGCAAGCGCAACATGACCAACGATATGTCGAAGGGTGCTGGCGACATTCGTCTAGCCAAGCGTCACATCGAGATTATGGCCGATGCCGTAGGTTTGAAGGGCTACAACAGCATCATCGTAGGCCCCGAGGACAAGATGTTTGGCGACATGACCCAGGGCATCGTCAACTGGATTGTCAGCTCCAACCATCTGCCTAAGACTCCTGCCAAGAACCTGAAGATTGC